TCTTGGAGGAAAAGGATTTTGTATTTTGTGCGGCCTTGTTTAAATCGCGATTGAATTGCGATGAATTGACCATCAAATTTGCAACAAGACTTCCTATGTCAGCCATTATAAGTGGCCTCCCACTTTTTGACGCATAATGTCATCCTCTGAATATGAGACATACATTTCTTCAAGCATAGCGCTATTTTCATAAACCCTGAATTCATGCCATTGCCCTGGTTTAACCGTACAGCATTCACCAGGTTCAAGCATAATCTCTTGTCTTTCCCCTAATTCCTCGACAACAACTCCCACACTTCCATAACAGAGAAAAAACAAGTTATATTTTTCTGCGTGGTGATGCCAACTACAGCGATAGCCTTTTTTCAATTTCAGATAAGATGTGGCATGGGTGCTGTCGTGCCTAAGCAACCACCGCTCACCCCATATTTTAGCTTCTCGTTCCATGACTATTTTTTCTTTCCTGCCATCATATCTAGGCTCTTTTTAATCTGATCTACCCTGTCACTTTTGCCCGTTTCTTTTCGGGCCTCTTGCGGGCGCAACGCAAAATCCTCTGCCGTGTAAGGTCTTGCCCTTCGCTTTTTATCCCGGTTCGGCTCTGCTGTAATGGCTGACAATTGGCCTATGCGGTAATCCTGCTTCCAATCTCCCCAGCCGCCTTCAATAAGCCAGAAAGATTCAAGCTCCGTTAGTTGACTGCTCGTAAGTTGCCTGAGCATCATATCCGGGTGTGGATACCCCAGGGCTATGGCTATTCGCCATCGGGTGAGTCTCCCTGGGGAGTTGCGGAGTTTTTTTCAAGATCCTCGCGCTCCTGTCCATAAATCTTATTGAGCTTATTCGCTACATCGAAAATGCGATCAAGCGCCATGCCGGATTTTTTGCCAAGCTCTATAATATCCTGAGTAGAAAACAGCCGTTCCCCTGCTTCATCCACTAATGTATAGGCAGCAAGAGCAGCCCGGATATGAGCATATTCTTTTTTCTTGATTTGTGGCTTATCCTGCTTTTTGCCCAATCCTTTAGACCGTTTTCCTTGTTTCGGCTGGAGCTTATCCCGTTGTTCTACCATAAACTGCTCGAATTCATCCCGAGCATCGGCGGATAATTCGGAAATAATGACAGAGGCCTTCCATTCAGGAATATAGAGCTCTTCTTTTTTCAGGTCATCCTGTGATAGAATTTCCTGTCCAGTTAGCAATCTCATATTGCTCTCCTTAATGTTAGCAGTTACCCTTATGATTTGGTGATCGTGCTAGTCAGCTGAAAAGTCACATCCCATTGTAGATCAGCATCAACACCGCCATAGGGTGTGGTAAAGCCAACAATTTTCGCCGAAAAGGACCAGGTTGTTGCCGGTGAATCAGGGCAAAGAATCTGATAGTTATCCACGGCCTCATCTGTGTATGCAGTATAAAGCGCATTCTGCGGACTATCAGCAGGGTCCCAAAACATAGTTAGCGTAACCGAGGGCGGATCGAATAACCCGGCCCCATATTCTCTGACGGTGCTATCTAAGCATGTTTGGTCACGCAGATTCTTTTCCGCAACGAATGGCGGCATGTCGCATATTTCACCAATAGTGCCGGCAGTAAATACCTCCGGGCTTGCTCCATCTCCTACCTGTAAATACAATCCTTGTGAATCAATTCTTGCCATTTTGTTTTATCTCCTAATTGTTAAGTTGCCTCAAAATGAGGAATTATAAAATCCATTGATATCCGATAAACATCGATATCATCTTCCCAAATATCCCGATCGGCTTCTAGTGTGATTCCGCCAACATCCGATTCCGTATTGATATCACCCTTGAAACCATCGAGACATAACCGCACTTTATTCGCTAAATCCTTCCCACCATCATAATCTGCTGCCCAGCAATCAATTTGAAAACGTGGCCTTGCCCTGCCGCTTGGTCCACTCAGATTATGTGCTCGTTCACCTGATATCCGCTGATAGGTAATTGCTGGCAACGTCCATCCTTGCGGCAGCTTCATTGGGTAAACCCTGCTGCTCACTAATGCGGATACATCGGTATCATCGGTAAGCTGGTAATGGATGTCTTTTTCGATAGTCATCGTTATGCCGCAAGCCTCTTTCTGTAACTTTTGCTCAATGTTCGATAGGACTGCGCCATCTTCTCGGCCTCTTTTGCCATCCGCTTTGCCATACGAAGCATCATTGCCTTTAGCACTTCTTGTTTGTGTTCATCCACTGCTGGCCTGAAAAAAGGTTTTGCAGGCATTGAACCCGTATGCTCTACCATGACCCAGTTTCCCTTGATCTGCGCATAGTGCGGCTTTTTAAGTTTCCGGGGTCCGGTTCCAAATTCCACTAGATGGCCATGGGGGCCTTTTCTATCTGTAAAAATGCGATACGCGCCATGCCTGCCCTTTACCTTTTGCGTTTTAAGTGATCGATACAGATTTCCCGTGTGAATAGAGCGATTCTGTTTAAGATTCTTTTGGGCTTCTTTCTTGATTACATTTGCCCCGGCACTCACGGTAGCATCGAGTATAGTCTCCTGTATCTTGTGCGGGAAATCCTTCAATAATCTTGAAAGCATTTCCCCACCTTCCAGGGTAAAGCTGGGTGCCTTATTACCACTACCTCCAGGTCTATTCATTTGAACTGGCATTACGATTGCACCTTTGCCACGATTTCGTGTGTATCTTGCCGTCCCAATTCGATAAAACTGATAATGTCATAATATTGGCTACCATAGCTGATCCGCATCTTGGTAGTGAGGCCGTCTACATAGCGGACCTTAAACAGACAAGTTATCTCGCTGATCACACCTCCCTGAAAAAATTCCCTACCGCTCTTATCGATTTTTTCAGCCCATCGTTTCGCATAGGTTGTCCAAGTGCCAGAAGGGACACCATAAGCATCTTGGGCAGGGGAATCGGCCCCCCATTGCTGGATAGTAATCAGCTTATCCATGCGTCCAGGTTTAGCCATTAATTTTTCCGCATAAAAAGATAAACATCAACATCACCGCCGGATGCCTTGTCATGGCTCGGCCTGATATATCTAGGCAATTCAGCAATAATTTCTATTCCTGCGGCTTGGAATGCAATATCATTGCCATCATCGGCATGGAGTGTTGCCCAGGTGGTGCCATCATTGCTGCCTTGCATGGTTAATGTTGAGCCTGCTGGTGGCGAATCGGCATTCTCAAAAGTCCCAAGGGCTTGAACGGTTCCCGTGGTTGCCCAATCGGGGACCTCGTAAGCGGAGCCGGTATCAGCACAGGTAACTGTTTCCCAGAGAATCATCTCTTTTACATTTCTGATCTCAAATAGACTAGCTAACGCAATCACTGACATATTCTTTATCTCCTTTCGTTAAAATTTCCTATCCGTTATGCTTTAATTTTCTAACCTCAAAAGTGAGAGCTTCTTTGTGCATAACAAGCTCAACATCTTCAGCTTCACCTCTATTGTTTGCTTTAGGAAAATCAGCCCCAGAAATTAACATAATAGATTCTCCCTGACGCTTGTTGCCATGCTGATCAAATGATGGATTTATATCTTCTATTTCCCAATCAATGGGAAATTGCAGAGCATCTTTAATTAGACTATTGGTAATTCTTACATAACCTTTACCCATCAAAACCTCCATATCCTATAAGGTGCGAGTAAACTATCCCGGACATCCTGTAAGACTTTGACATATGCATCATTCGGTCTCTCAAAGCGAATTTCAACATCCAGTTTGATGGCATTTTTGATAGCCTCCGGGATATTCACTGTATAATCCGGAGGACTCCCGCTGTCATCGTCATAACCGGCCACAAACTCAATCTCAATAGGATTTTTGGGGTGCAACGTAGTCGAGGGCCATGTTTTGCCATGGGCAAGGATAACCCGGCCCGGTTCGGAATCGGTATCAACCTCATAATAGGTATTAGTCCATTCCGTTTCTGTACCAGCCGAATTCGTATATTTGATACTTGTAACGGATTGCAGGGGAGAATAAGGCAATTCAAACTCATCCCCACTCGGCCAGTCCTGTAGATAATATTTCCAGGTCTGCTGAACCAGGGCGCGGCCTGTGCAATCTTCAATCCATTCTCTGCTGGCCGTGATTAACCCCAATAACTGACTATCGAAATTATTGATATCCTGCATCCGCAGATGGTCCTTGATTTCATCCAACGTCACAGGCTCAGCTGGAGGACTTGATGTTCTTGTGGCAATCATTATTTGCTCTCCACCTTTACGTAAAAAGATCGCTCCACAGTCCGGCCATCGGCTGTGACAACATGATTGGTGATCTTATATTTAACTCCCACTATGCCGCCGGACAACCAGATCGTGGTAGTGGTATCGGTTTTGCTATCCGAATCCTCGGTAATGCCGGGAGAATCAGCTGGCACAGTCCATGTGCTCGTGCTGACCGTATCACCCGTGTCTAGCCAATCAGACCAATCAAAACCATAATCCAGTACGGATTGCGGATCTTTGATATACGTGGTCATTTTCCC